GCCCATAGTGTATCCGACAACTCCCCATCATAGTACAGATTGAAATTGACAGCGTAGGCATCATCTACCTTATCGTAGACACCATAAAAGTCTAAATACTTGTAGTCCCACTCCATGTGATAGGTAGTAAAGTTATCCTCTATTTCTAGACCTACTGACTTGTTGCTTGAATCAAGTAACTCTATCTTCATGGTAAAAGTAATGTTGGCTTGACAGGAGAAATCAACGTCAAACTCGTTGTAAACCGATTCGTTAGTTTCGTTCCAGTAAGATACCGCGTCATAAATGTAGGCATAACAGTCTTCGGTAATCTCTTCTTCCTCTTCTGGATACTCACAAGAGCCGTCTTCGTGCGTAGCACTTTCGTTGTAGTTTGTAGCCGCAGGGTCGGTACAGCCATATACTGCGTTTTCTTCTTCGCTTTGGTCGTACTCAAAGTCTATAACCTCCATAGCAAACAAGAATATACTACCGTTTTCTACTGACACACTTACTCTATGCGTACCTTCGTCAATATCGGGAAACTCAAACAAACCCGAAGCCGCGTTGCGGAAAGGTGCGCTTTCCTCAGATTGCGTTTGACCCATCATCGTAGCGTTAAACCATACAGTGTGAATGGTGTTGCACCAAGCGTCATCTAAAATATCTACAGTAATATACAAGTCACCATCAACTATGTAGTGGTCGCTTGTTATCATCCAGTTTTCTTGGCATGGCGCATATGGGTTTTTGTCGGGGTTATCCTCGACCCAATCAACAAGACTGTCTACTGCAAAGGAGATAAACCCTACCTCGTTTAGACCTGCAAGTAGCATGGCTATGACAGAGCCTATAGTAATCATCAAGGCTCGCAATTCTTGAAATCGCGCATTCAATTCCTGAATGATGTTCTGTTCCTCATCTCCGCTCATGCTATTCTCGATAAAACAAGTGATTATTCAATATTATCATTTGCTCCCGGTTGCGAGTTTTCGCGCGGCAAATCTCCTGTATCGGTAGAAGCGCCTCCTTTTCTCTCATCACCGCCGGGTGTTTGCGGTAGATTTAGAATATCTAAGGCTTGATTTAGCGTAAGAACGCCGCTATCGTAACCCATAACTACTCTCTGCATGACATTTAGTGGGGTTTCGCTGTCCATAGCGTCAAACCGGATAGTAGGTAGGTCTGCCATCTTGTGTTCTATACCTAGCAACTTTAGGTGCATCGAGAACAGTTCCCTGCAATGGAAAGCAAGAATACTGTGCATTCTGCTGATTGCTTGTACGGCCCAGAGGTTTGCGTTGTAAGTAGCGGCAAATGTGCTACCCTTCTCCTGTCCTGCGGCCACTCGCGGTACTTGTAGCACGGCTGCTATATCTGCGTTTATAGCATCCAAGAAGTCGCCGCTGTTAGGTAGGCTGTTCTCAAGGTCAACGTGATGCAGGTTCACATAGTGAGGTAGTACGGGTATCTGGTCGCCCCGTAGCCCCTCAAACAATTTAATAACTTCACTCATAATGTGGTTCAACCTTTCGCTTTGCTCGGCAGGGTCTTGGATGTGTTCTATCGCAGACTTGTCAATCGTGATGTACTGCTTGGTCATGCTGTCCTCAAGGGACAGGCGATTGTTTAGGCTGTTGTACTTCATGCGTATGGCTTGCTTGAGCGCGGTAAATCTAGATGCGCCCCACACACCGTAGGTCTTACGACCCTTGTTGTCAACAAACCAGTTAGAACGATAGTCAACCCTTATGTGTAGTATCTCTTGTGCCGGGATAGCAACGGTATTGTACTTCTGCTCCCTTAGAATGTACTTGTCCGCGTGTATGATGGGATTTTCTTCATCGGCGTTAAAACTCTTTTCTAGTCCTCCCCTCTCATCAACTATGGTGATTTGCTTGACGGGTAGGCTTTGTAGGTTTGTTATACCTACGCCCTGCCTTCCTACTATCTTGTTGATGTCGTTTCCATAGACCATGAGGTTCCTGAGAGCGGTAATTAGGATGTCATCAAAGTCTAAGGTGTCCTCTACCAATTCTTTAATTGCGTTGCGGATAGTTGCGTTCTTACCTTTAGCGTAATTTATCTC